AGGTAAGCGGTCCACCTGGGAGTAAACTCCACCTACCAATGATTCCTTCGTCAGCTACAAGGAGCGGCGGATCGACCGTCTTCTGAAGACCTTTGATCTGAGTCTTCATGATTGCCTGAAGCATCTTGATATCCGGTAAAGAATTCATCGCAGGAGATCTGCCGTATTTCTCTCCAGAAATCTTAGACCAACGAGGAACGGCATAAGGGAACTCGTGAAACCCGCTCTCGTAAATCGGAAGTTTCTCTTGAACCAAATCATAGCAAGAAGCGAATTTAAACTCTGAAGGAAGACCTTTGTCTTTATATCCACCACGAGGGTAACAACTGTGAAGGACCTCGAACTCGTCTGTGTCCTTTTTCCGTTCGATCTTTTCAATCCACTCGGTGGGTTGTTTGGGTTTAGGTTTTCCCCATTTGTCTAACAACTGTTTCTTGGTCCATTTCTCGGTTCTATAGATCTCGTCTACTTCTCCTCGTTTATTCTCAGCAATCTGAGATTGGTAGATAGGTCGAGCGGAGAAATTCACCACTCTCTCGTCGTCCTCGTCCATATACAGAACCCAGGTTCCGATAGAACCCAAGGCAAGATAGACCTCGATGATTTCCGTCTGGAAGTTAGATGAATTCAAAGTGTCGTGGATACTGTACGCGGAATCCTGAAGCCATTTCCTGACATCGTCCTGATCGTCAATTTCACGATATCCTGTCTTTAATCCAAACCAATAAGAAGCTGGATTCGTGAGCATTCCATGTAGTGCCGAAGCTAAAAGAACATTGGCGTGAATAGGAGATCCATCGAAAACGCTTAAACCCTTTTTCTGACCTGCTGTGAACGTACCGAACACGTCATCGTAATTCGGATGACAAAGAGTGGAAACCTCTCTCCAGAGAGTGTCCCAGTTTGCGCGCCCTGATTTCAGGTTCTCATAATGTTCGATGCGTTCTTTTGTGTTCATTAGAGCCTCTGAAGTGGGTTAGCTAAAATGGTTTGTCTGCGTCCGGGTTGAGCGCGTGCTGTAAGAATGGTTTCAATTCTTCCTGAGAGTTGTTCAGCAAGACCGGGATTACCGAGGCGCAATCTTGGGACTCCTTCACTTAAAGCAGTAGAGAGTTCTTTTGTTGATCCTTGAGTCGAAAGATTTGCGTTCTGAGTTAAGAACATGTTCCAGTAGTTTCGTTTGTTTTGTTCAAAAGCCGCATTCATGTCTGGCTGAGGGGGGCCTTCGCTACTACCAAAAATTGAATTTATAATGTTCCCTGGAAGCGTGAAGGGACTTGCGGTTAGCTGCTTTATGGCCTCTAGTGGATTTTCCTTGTTTCTTAAGGCCACATTATAGGGAGTGAAGTGGTCTAGGATTCCCTTTCGACCTTCCTTTTTCGTTCCTGACCCGAGTTCGTCTGCTTTTAATCCGGGGAGAGCAAAAGCATTGGATGATTTATAGGCTACAGAATTAGGACTCGTTCCAAACCACTGTCCCCAAAAACGATTTTCGTCTTTCTTAGCCATTCATCCCCCTAGTAATTCATCATGTCGTAATCAGAAATAGCTTCCACTGGGTACGACGCTTCGTCACGTCTTTCTTTCAGGCCCATGGCGAGAGTGCGTGCGGCGTCGCATCCGTGGCTGGTCCAATCGTGCTTGGGTGTGCTGCGAAAAACCTTTTCCTTATCGTCCCAAAGTCTTTGGTAGGATTTCAAGGCGTCGAGTCCTTTCTCGCACTTCACCGCGTCTATCCAACAACTCCCGAGCATCGTCCTAACTGCTTGGATTCCATCTGCTACGTTCTGTCTGCTTACAATTCTAGGATGAAATCTCTGTAACCGAAAGATCTCTTCTCGGCTTTTTCCTGTCCCGAGTTCACGTACTGCCGCGTCATGCGGTAAAAGAACTTCTCCGAAATTGTAGGGACGAAGCCTTATGCGCTGTGACCATTCTGGAATTCCCTCTCCATTGCACTCGTCGTAGTCGATTAATCGAAGTTCTCTGCCAACCTGCTGAAAGAACCACGTTGCCATCGCATCGTCCATTCCAAGATCCAGAGCCATGTCGACCGGAATCCTTGGATCATACGGAACAGAGGTAATTCTTCCTTCGGCCTGAGCTTTTACAACCCAGTCACCAAAATAACTTCCCTTGATGGGAGTATCCACATTGAGTTCAAACTCAGCATTGTACTCATCTGGCAGCATGTCTGCCCTTGCTCCGTCCAACTCCTTTTGCGAAATAATACCGGTCTCAGAAGCTTTGTAGGCAGCGGAAAAATAGTCTGGATCTCCTGCTAACATTTTTTCTTTATAGCGTTGTTGAAGTTTCCAGAAAAATGAGCGCCCTCTGGCAGTACCCCACCAATGCGCGTAACCATGTCTATCAGAAAGAAGTGGGCGGATGATGGGCCCAAATAGGCTTGCATCCATGTCTTGGCCTTCGTCTAAATCACACCCATCCATGTAATACCCGGCTAGCGAGTGGGGGTTGTCCGAGCCGAACAACTGCAAACGAACGCGATCGTTATCTGTTCGATAAATATCAACTCTAAGCTCGGACTCATTCACCTCAACGTATGGAAAACAACTCGTGTACCGTTTGGTCGCGTCCCAAAGGTTACGTTTCCCCTGAGAAAGAAGAGGAGAAATAAACCCGTACTGGGGATTGGGAAATTTGCACGCAAGCCCATGTTCGATCGCGTAGTTAATAAACAGGAGCGATTTCCCGGCTCGACGGTGCATAGCCACAGCAGAGAACCTGCGAAGTTTTTTAGCAACCTCGGTCTGTATTGGGCGCGGGATGAAACCACTTGAGATTTTTTTCATTCCTGTTCCCCACCGTCTGAACCTTCCTCACCCTTTTTTTCCTCACTCTCGCGGAACACCAACGACGGATCTCTTGTTTCAATAATTACTTTACGTGGTTCTTTATTTTCAGGCCCAAACGAACTCTGAAAAAAGAACGCGTAATTATTCGTGGTGGCTTCTCTCTTTGAACTGAACCGATCTGGATCGGATCTTTCGGCGGACCACTTGAGCACTTCGCATTTTATTGAGTCAGATTTCGCCGAAGCGAACTTGGAAGCATCGGCAACCTTCAAAGCCCGATCGTGCATGACTTCAGCTCTTGCTTTGTAAGCGGTGTCCATGTCCGCTTTGAAATCCTCGTGTTGTTTTCTCCACTCGTTAATTTCCAAGGGACTGGGCATACCGGGTAGATCACAGAGGTCAGACAGGAGCCATCCTTCTGAGATCATATGTGGGATGAGTTTAGCTAGGACTTCCGAGTAGAATTGAGTAGTGTTTTTGCGACTCCGTGTGGAAAATAGTCGCACTTTCTTAGCCCGTGTTGTTGAAGGAGTCTTCTCATTTGGGGATACGAGTAGTTTAGCAATCGCCCGGTCTCGCAGACGTTCCATTTCGTCTCGATAAGATAATGGAGAATGTAGATCTGTTCCACTTTGTTGAGGTGGGACCTCAGATCCAGGGGGAGCATCGTGCTTGGGTTTCTCACTCAAAACTAACCTCAGTTATTCGAGGAATGTCAAAATCGTCTCACCGTTCGTGATCGAATAAAGTCCGTTTGGAGAAAGACCCTTCAGAGAAACTCTAGAACCTTTGGGAACTCGGAGTGGGATTGTTCGATCTGTGGAGGGAACGATATAGAGAGCGTTGTATTCCGACCCAGAGGCACCGATTCCGAGAATCAGAGTTCCAGAAGCGGACGAGTTATGCACGTCCACATAGTTTGCGGTTTTGGAGAGGCTCGAAACGACCTGAACCCACGCAGTCCCGTAAATCGTTGTGGAACCATGCATGGATTGAACCTGTGTGATGGGACCTCCAGCCCTCACAAGTGATGGAATTCCCCAAGCCAGACCCAGAAGAATCGAGATTAGTAATTTTTTCATTTTGGCCCCTTCTCATTTACCCTAATAGTAGAGTAGATTTTTCGAAAGGGGAATCTCACATGGCCAAGCACTGGCTCCAGAAAGCGAAGAAACAAAGCAAAGACATGCCCGAATCCATGATTGCCATGGCTACAAAGGAACATGGGAAGCTGGCTAGGGAGGCCAGAATGATGATGTCCCAAAGGGCCATGAAGAAAAAGATGAAGAAGATGATGAAATGACCGGCCTCTTCCGCTGTCCAATTTGCGACCAGTCGCGTAATTTAATCATCAAAGAGCCGAAGCTTTTACGTCCTACGAACATCATTGAAAAATGCCATTGTTGCGAGACTGTCTTTCGCCTCACGTTCATTCTGAAAAAGGGAGAAATTTTAAAAGAGATTTTTCCATTAGAGGTGACGCCCATTGCTATAGATCTGCTGATGGAGGAGCCTCAACGATTCAAAGCCATCCTCACCCCGTTGACAGCGAGGATCTTTCTGACAAGGTTCGAGGTAAAGGGAGAGCGTATAGGTTTCCTCGTGAATAAACACGGAGTAGAAACAAAACTAAGTGAGGCAAGTGACGCTCAACTACTCGCTGCGGCTAGCGCGATTCTCGCCTCCCTATCAAAACAAGCAAAGGTGGACGGGAATGTCGACAACATCTCGGATCTCGTCTGCACCACAAACAGAGAAAGCGTACATACTCCATAACGCACCCCCTTGCTTCCATTGTACTCTTCTCTGCTTGCGTTAATATGTCCACCGCGTTAAAGACTTCATGGAATAGTGAAAAAATATGGGAATAGGTGAGAATAAGCTCGGCAGACCGCTGGAGAGAGATCGCCCAGAAAGACGGTATAGAGGTCCCCGGACCGATAAAATCAATCAACAAAGAAGCCGAAGTTAGGTGGATTATCCGAAAGCTAAAGGAGAAGCGCCTACAGAAACCCTCTAAACCATATGTCCCGATCCTCGGGGAACTGCACCTTCACCCCCGCCCCACAAAAGCGTTTTGGAAAGAGCTAAAGGAAAACGACAGGAGGAGGGCAAAGCAAAAAAGGAGGAGAGAAAAACAAAAGAAGCAAAAGCGGTCGAGCTGGTCAGGTAAACAAGCAGAGGCGTGGCTTGAGGCGGTTGAGCGGCAACACCAACTCTCTGCGCTCAGGCGTGTATTAAAATTCAAGCGTGTACCGGCTCCACCTCCCCAACCAAAAGAGGATAAAAAAAGTCCAGAATACATTGAAAAGTGTTTTGAGGAGCGGTGGGTAAAAAAGAGAAAAAAGAACCGGAAGCTCCACACCACACTCCTCCTCAGGCTCGATGCGTGGAAGTCGCTCCGACTCAGAGTCTTTGAACGAGATGGGCACAGGTGCCTCCGCTGCGGCTCAGACCAAAACCTCCAAGCCGACCATATCCTACCCAAAGCATCTTTTCCCTTCCTGACCTTCGATATTAACAATTTGCAGACCCTTTGCCAGCCCTGCAACTTCTGGAAACATCGCGTAAAGTCTAAGAAATCATACAGAAAAGTAGTAACGCGTAGCTCCTAGCTCCACAGGCTGGATAAACACCCCGATTGTTAATGCCTCAGATCGTCTATATTCGAGATGAGGAAGTTGGGGAAAATGAAAATTAGGGCTATTGGGTTAGTAACGCATCCCCTCCGCGCTCCAACTTGGGGGTGGGTAGGGTCTCTTTCTCCCCATTTCCGCCCCCCGAGCTCGCCCCCGTACAAGAGATTTAATTGCGTCTGGCCAGGAGAGAGAGATGAGCCTTGTCCTTTATATAGGGGTGTGTCCTCCTTGACGCTGGTTTAATCCGACGCATGCCATCCGAGATAGATAGGTCAGTCATTGCACATAGATAGATGCGTATTGAGAATCATTCGCGAGATGGCAGAGAGACGGGAGGGAAGGGGACGCGTCCTATCCTCTAATCCACGTTGCATCTCATCTCTATCTCAATTGCAGTCTAGTCCATTGCGCTCAATCTAGTTCGCTTGTTCTCCTGGATTGATTTGAATGCGCTGTTTTTTTTTGTTTCGTTGATAGGCAGGTGAGGGGGGAGGGGATACAGGGGCGTAGAGAGGCAACTAGAGCAGTGTTACTGTGATACTGAAGGGTAAACTTGAGGCGAGAAT